ACGAGATAGCGTAGCGTCTCGTGGGCTCGGAGATGTGTATAAGAGACAGTTGTTCTGGTACAGTGGGATAATCCATTAAAAATTGTGACATAGGACTATATCGTCTATAAATGTCCACTGTGTTGATTGTAATTCCTGTTCCAACAGTTGAACTTAATTCTTGGTCAAAGTTTGGTAATATTAAATGTTCATCTAATTGAAATGCACCACCAACAAAGTCAAAATAATTACCAGTATTCGTAAAATCTGCTGCAGTAAATCCTGTAGAATTAATTGATGCAGGAATATCTGTATAATGATTTAAATCATTCGTAGGTGCAATAGAATATTCTGTAACTGTAGTATTATTATTTTGATAACGATAACCATACTTAAAATTGGCTTTAATATTATTAGGAAACGGATTTTTCAAGTTAATATCTTGTGTAGTTGAATACCAATCATTAAACCAATATTGTGTATAATGTTGTGTTGATACAAAATTTTGTAAATAATTGTATGGTCTTACATTAAATCTATATGTGGCTGTCATTCCTGTTGAAGAAGTTGTACCCGTAACAACTGAATATGGAACAACCGACATTCTGCTTTGCAAAGCATCGTTAACGTATATATCCACATCTAATTCCATTGAACTATAATATGTATCGCCAGTTAGAACAACTTCATATGTTCCTCCTCTTTGATATAACATGTCAACTGCTCGTCTTAATTGCGTATTACTATTAACGCCATTGCTATATAATTGTTGATAACCAAAACTCATATTCCTTCAATTGTGTTTATTAAATCCTCCATTGTTGCTCCTTCTAGTAATTCTTGAATCTCAGCACTATTTGCTATTTCTTCAAAAACACCATCCAAGAAGTTTGATGGTCTTATTCCAAACTTTTTTATGTTTGTTTGTATTGCAAAAGCAAAGCTTCTTTGAGTGATAAATCTACCATTCTTTTGATTTCGCCCCTGCAACTTTCTATCTTTTATCCATTGTACAATGCTATCAATTGGTACACCTTTTTTACCTGGTAACCTTCCTGACTGCACCCATTGGAAATAATCATCCATTAAAACTGAAATGGTTGAATTTCCGTTGCTATCTTTACTTGTCTGAACTTCAATTGAATCACGTAAAGTACCAGAAGCAACTTTATTACCTATGCCACTGTTTTTACCAATGCCAAATGGGTATTTTTTTGTTTCTAGTGCTTTCGTAATCATCGCCTCCATAATTGGGGCTATCTTTTCTAAGTTCATTATACCAATTTAAAATTTATATATGTTCCATTACCGCCTGCAATTGTTTGACCCGCACTACAAGATGTATATGCTGTTAAATTTAATTGGTCTGTAGTACCATTCATTTGAACAAACACAGTTCCTGTTTGTGTCATATTATCTATTAAATTCAATTGTTGTTGATTAATAGCAATTTGGTCACCATTTTTATGAACTTGAACGTTTACTTGTCCTGTACCACTAATTCCTGCTACCCAAGTTATACTATAATTCACTTCATATACACCTGCAACAGTTGGTTGGAAATAGAAAAATTCTGAGTTATACCAACCCGATGGGTCAAAGTCAGAGTAGTTGAATGTTACAACCGTATCTGAACCAGTTGTTAATTCCTGGTCAGTTGTTAAACGTTGTTGTGTGAAACCTGCTGTAGTTGCTAAAGTTCCTGTTATAACTGTATCACGATATATTCCCAATGTAGAACCAGTCATAGGAATTTGAAATACAACGTTATCGTTTGAACCATATACAACATTGTTACCTGTACCTGGCCCATAGAAGTTTGCACTCAATGAATTATCATTTGTATTATAAGTTGACAACGCAAAACCAAATACTTGACCGCTGTCTGTATCTGAAATTAAATCTTGAACAAATCCACCACCTGCTTGCATTAATGAACCGCTTGCATTATATGAAATACCACCATAAATCATTTCAGTATTTCCTGATACATTATCAAATCCAAAATTAATATAAGCTTGCGAACCAGGTAAATTTATACTTCCATTACCATTGGTTGAACTTATTGCTGTAGAGGCACCAGGGCTTATGACTAAATCACCGTTAGAGTTTTGATATATTTGCCCTGAACCTAAATCAGCGCCATTATAATTAAAAGGGAATTGAATTGAAGTAGCAGAGCCAGTTGGTCCATTCATTATTAATGAACCTGAAACAACATTTAAAGAACCTGTTATTACTGTATTTGATGGGATAGTGAATGAACCTGTTGAACCATATTTACTGAAAGCAATGTTTCCATCACCATCAGCAATGACAACTGAACCTGAACCTGTCGTTCCACTAATTTGTACTCCTGTTAATCTTCTACCAATAATTGTATTACTATCACCTGTTGCGGGTAAGTTACTATCTTGTCCTAATATTGTATTATTTGAACCATAAAGTAAACCTTCACCTGCAACTGTACCTCCGTGTGCAATGATATTATTTGAACCTGAAATAAAAGAAAACATAGCATTATGTCCAAATGCTGAGTTATATTTTGAACCTGAACCATTTTTTACACCATCATCATTACCAATTGAACTTAAAACACCTCTACCTAAACCTGTATTTCTTTCTGTATTGTTAGCACTAAACAATGCATTCGCACCAACCATAGTATTTCTTGAACCAGATATTAATGATAATCCCACACCATTACCAACCATTGTATTAGCACCAGCTATGCTCGCAGCCAATGAACCTGAACCAAGAATTGGTAAATTAGTACCAACACCAACATTATTTGATATATTTTGTACACCTTTTCCAAGATAAACACCATTGGCTACAAATCCTGAACCTGATATAATTAAACTACCTGTAATTGATTGTGAAGTTGATATTGAACCTGTTGTAATAAATGAACCTGTTCCGCCACCACCAACTGGCGCACCATTAAATAATAATGTTGAACCACTGATATTAACATTTCCTGTTCCACCATCAATTGTTACTGTATTTCCACTCAATTGTATATCACCTAAAGACTTAATATGAGTGTAATAGTTAGACTGCATATTGGTAGAACCGCCTGAATTTAAGTCTAAGTTTAGATGTGTGTTAACTTCAACAAAGCTACCAGTGCCACTTATACCAAAACCACCATTGTTAATATTATGTGTTGTATGATAAGAGTTTAATGCTGTGCTCGGATTTTGAGGGTCACTTGTTGTATCAAAGTGAATAAATGCTCCGCTAGGATGGTTTAAGTCATTTAAGTAATGACCACCACCATCATTTAAGTTAAATTGGAAGCTTCCACCTGAACCTGCTTCATAACCATTGATATTGTTGTTAAACTGCAATGAACCATTTGTTTCAATTGCGTGAGTTTGTCCTGAATATATATGAGTTGTTGAACCGTACACACCATTACCCAAATATGTTATTTGGGCTCCGCCATAATATGACCCTGTGTCATTGGATGCAACAAATAAGTTATTATTTAATGTAATATTGTTTGTTTGCTCAGGTGCATATAATTGTAAATTAAGACTATCAGGGTCTAATCCCATTACTCTTTGTTCATTCATATATATTGAACCACTTCCAACATATAAGTGCTGCCAGTTAAGTCCTGGTGCACCCAGTGAGTATTTTAAATTACCACCAGGTATTAATGAACCCGATACGTTAATGGAACCCGATGCTGAACCACTTGCAACATTAAGATTAATTGGATTTGTTGATGCCAAAGATATACCTTGACCGCTTGTTAATTGTAAACCACCATATGATGGGTTATTATAAATCGTATTAACTGAAAATGCTTGTGCAACTGTTTCACCATTTGTTACGTATAATGTTCCTGTAATATATGTGTTACCAACTACTTTGGTTGTTCCTGTTACGCTTAATGAACCGCTGATTGTTGCATTACCTGTATAAGGAAAAGCATTACCTCCTGTTGCAGAAGTTCCACTTGTTCCTGAACTACCGCTAGCACCAGTTGCCCCTGTAGCACCGCTTGTACCAGATGAACCCGCGACTCCATCAGTTCCTGATGTTCCACTCGTTCCCGAACTACCGCTAGCACCAGTTGACCCTGTAGCACCACTTGTTCCTGAGCTACCATTTTGGCCAGAGGTTCCTGAAGAACCGCTTGTTCCTGAGCCAGAAGTTCCACTCGTACCGCTTGAACCTTGTCCTGTTGTAACTGATACCCAACCACTTGATAATCCGCCAGTTGTAACTACAATTTGATTCGGGGTTGTTGCTTGAACATCTGCTAAACCATATTGTACATTACCTTCACTATCAAATACTGTGATAGCAGGATATTGTTGTCCTAAGTTATGATTAACGGTCCAAGTTGTTGTGCCATTGAAATGTTGCACAAATGAAGTTCCTGAAGAACCATCACGTCCGCTAGTTCCCGAACTACCGTTAGCACCGCTTGTGCCAGATGTTCCAGAACTTCCTGATGTGATTGGTAAACCGTTAACTGTCAATGAACCAGTTACATTTAAAACTGTTTGACTTAATTGTAATGCTGTATTAACCCCATATCCATCTTGAATAGTTTGAAGAGTTGTTAATGAACCGCTATTCTGTCCTGCAAAGTTTAATAAACTTTGAAATGATTGACTTATGGGTTGATTTGCTAAATTAGACATATATATTTTTTATATTTTTATTTTATTCTTTTGACCAAGCTATACCATCCACGTTCCAATTTGGTAATGCTTTTATCCAGTTATTTGCTGTTGTATCCGTAAAATCTATAATTGGTAAATCACATCTATTGTAATCATGTGGAATATCTAAGGTTATGTTTGTTGTAAATCCTGCTAATACTGTTTCATATTTTTCAAGGAATGGAGTTGTTGTACAATCAAACACAGGGTTTTCCACATAGGAAAAATCTCCTGCCGTTTGAGTGTATGACCAATATAAAGCTGTGAATATGTCTTTTGAAATTTCTAGCATATCAGATAGGACATCGGGTTGATTTGAATAATCTGACGCCAATTTATCCATAGCAATGATTGAAAACTTATAAGTTATGTGACCTTGAGCCATTGTAACATCGTTTGGGATAACATATACCCTTGGATATTGCGGTTCGGTCTTTCCTTGAATGTCCATCGTAATTTGGGTTACATCCCCAAATCCAAATGAACGCACTTGCTTATGGTTATAAGCTATCTGGCTGAAATAGGTTAATAGTTGCTTGTAATTAGTCATATATTTAAATATAAATTTTTGTTTTTTATTTAGTGACTATTTGCTTGTTTATATCTTTTAGCCATTTCTTTGTCTTTTTCCACCAAGTATTGGAGTTGGTTAAGGACTTCAAGGACTCCTTTTCCAAAGACTGCTTCGTGCTTTGTAATATCGTCTGAGCATATTCTATTGATAACTGCAAACCATCCGTAGACCTGTTCAAAAGTAACTTCCATATCAGTTTCCTCAATTTCCACGTTACTTTCATCTTCATCCAAAATATCTTCATCTTCATCAAAGTTGAAAAGTGCTGGATAGGTTGAGAGAATCGTTCTACGAATCGTGAAAAAAAAAACTGGCCACCAAGCACATACTTTACATCAAGATGCTTATTAAATAATTGCGCTCGTTCATCAATTGTGTCAGAATTATACTTTTCTATTTGAAAGTTATGCTCTGACTTCTTGTTAACAATCGGTCTATACATCATAGCACATATGATATGTAGATTATTTATAATCTCTTCGGGCTTTTTGGTTAACATTGTATCTAAGTCAACGTACTCAGCAAATGTCATATTCTTCCAAGAGGGAATGAAGCCATATTCAATACCGTTTAACTCAAACTTGTCAATGAATGGGTATTTGGTATCAGGGAATAAATTAGTTAAATGATTGGTTATAAAGTTAATCTGATGATGTGAACTATCTATCACATCCTTTAAATCTGCGCCAGTTATTGTTTGAATTAGCTTTGCTTGATAATAGTTGTCATCAAGTAAATCTTTTACTTTATATACCTTTACATAACTTTCTAT